CAACTGGTAAAAAATCTGTTTTAGATTATTTAGCAATGCCTCAAAATAGAAAAAATTAAGAAAAATCAATAATAAAAATAAACAATAAATTTAAAAACAAATGCAAAGAATATCACCTTTTCAACTTACCGATGCAGTTCAATGGTCAGGTTTAACAACCGAAAACCACTTGGGTTATATGGGTATGCAGAATCGTGAATTGGTAAGTCCAATCATTGATTCTATCATGGAAGAAAATCTTGGATTAGATTTTGACCGTTTCATGCAAAACTTCCCAGTATTCACTATTAAAGACGACACTGAATTTGAGTGGTTGCTTGCTGGACCAGACATTAAAAATTATCCATTGGTAGCTTATTATGATGCAAGTGGGGCAACTCCTGCAAAACCAGGTATCAACGGAACTTCATTCTTCATGGAATTCTCAGTTAGAATGTTTGAAGTAACTGATGCTATTGCAACAGATTCTAAAGAAATCTATCAATTGCAAGTTAAATCAGTTTCTCCAGTAGGAACTAATTGGAAATATGAAGTTGAATTATTAACAGGAGATAGTACATTATTCGTACCTGCAACTGAATTAGTAGTTGGTAAGCGTTACGCTAAATTGTATTCTCCAGTAGAACAAACACTTTCTCAAAGAGGTGGTACTGTTCAACACAACTCTTATTTCAAAATGTATAACAGATGTTCTTCTATTCGTATGAATGTTGAAGTACCTGGTAACATGATTAGAAAAGGTGCAGATAATGCATTAGGTTGTGCTTTCATGGTTAAAGACGAAAACAACAAACCTAAACAAATGAAAACTTGGTTAGGTAAATTGGATTTTGACTTCCGTTCACAATTTAAACGTCAGAAAGCTTATTTAGGAATGTACGCAATCCACAATAAGAATTCACAAGGTTTATATACTAATAAAGGAGAGTCTGGATTTGAAATTAAAATGGGTGCTGGTTTATACCAACAAGTTTCCCCTTCTAATATTCACTATTTAAACAACTACACTTTAGACCAATTGCAAGATATTTTAATGTCATTGTCAGTAGGTAAATTACCACAAGACCAACGTAAGTTTGTTATTGGTACTGGAGAATATGGTTGGGTTAGATTCCACAAATTAGTAGAAGCAAGAGGTATGCCTTTCTCTGCAAACAATGCAGGTAATAGAATTTCAGGTTCTGGAAACGCATTACGTTTTGGTGGTCAATTCACATCAATTGGATTCTTGAATGGTATTGAAGTTACTTTAATGAAACTTCCATTCTTAGATGACCCTACATTGAATACAACTTATCATCCTGATGGAGGTCTAGTATCTTCTTATGAGATGTTAATTATGGACATTGGTACAACTGGTGGAAAACCAAATATCGAAAGAGTAGCTGTAGAAGGTGAAGAAGTAGATACTTATGCATATGTAAATGGTTTACGTAGTGCTTATGTTCCTAGAGGAACTCAAGATGCACCTGCACAAGCTGCTAACTTAAAAGATGGTTATCAATTAGGTGGTATGCATATCTCTGGTATCAAAGTTAACAACCCTACAAAGATAGCTCGTATCCTTCCAAACTTTGTATAATATACAATAATCCTGTCACATTTATTTAGATATTTGTGACAGGATTTAATTAAAAGTTGTAGTCAAAATTAAGTGGTATTAAATTGACTAATAGAAACTAAAATAAAAAAAACAAATGAGTGAAGTAAAAGAATTAAAAGAACAAGATGTTTTAATTGATAAGATTGTAACTGTTAAACCTATTGTTAGGGGAAATGCTTATATATCAGAAGATAAAGATGGTTCTTCAATTTATACTGGTGCAGAAGTAACTGCAAATTTACCAAGGTCAAAAGCAACAGGACAATTAGTTGCTATTTTGAATGAGGCTGAACAAAGATTTTTTGAAAAGAAATTAAATAAACCTTTGGGTTCTTTAGATTTCTTTGATACAAATAACACATTCTGGGTTAACTTCAGATATAAGTTAACTAAAGAAGGATTAAAATTAAATTTAAAAGAACCTTTAGATAATCTTAAATGGCGTATTTTAAAAGTAATGCCAACAATTGCTCCTACATGGGCAGAAAGATTTGATAATGGTGCTTATAGATTTGCTTTATTAGAACCAGATTATGAGGTTGCTGAGATTAACAAAAAAGCATCTAAGACTAAAAGAGCTTGGGTTGCATTTGGTAAAATTAGTAATTCTACTGAGAGTATGATTAATGTATTAGAAGTGTACGGTAAAAATGTACCAGCTACTGCAAAATCAGATTGGTTAGAAGCAGAATTAACAAAACTTATTGAAGATGATAAGAAGAAAAATGGAGGTAGTTTTTCACCTCTTGATGAATTCTTAGCAATTGTTGAAGATAAAGATTTTGAATTAAGAGTATTAATAACAAAAGCTGTAAAGGTTGGAGCATTAAGAAGAGCTGGTAAAAACGGTTATAAACTTCCTGGTGTTGATGATTCAGAAAATAATACAGCTGATAATATTGGAGAAATGTTAGATTTCTTAAAAGACCCTAACAACCAACCAGTAGTTTTAAAAATTAAAGCTCAAATTGAAGCAAGTAATTAAGAATGACTAAACAAGAATTTTTAGATGGTTTTTATGTTCAAGCAGATGAAGTTGGTGATTTATCAGCTCCTGGTTACACACCTACAGAACTATCTATAATTGTTAGTAAAATTCAAGAAGATTTAGCTGTAACAAAGTATAGTCCTAAAAGTAATAGATTACAAGAAGGATTTGAAGAAACAGAAAAAAGAATTCAAGACCTTGGAGAATTAGTTAAGTATAAAACTTATACAACTTTTCCTTCAGGTTTTCTTGAAAACTCTGTAGAAGTGGTTTTACCAAATACTTTAATTACATCTGGACCTACAGATTTTAGTGATGTTTATTGGTTTACAATTCTTGAACAAGTAAAAAGTAATATTTTAGATTGTACAATTGCAGATAATACTACTGTTTATGTAAAACCTAAAATTAGTGATGTTACTCATGGACAATTAGTACAAGCTTTAATAGACCCATTTAGAAGACCTTATATTAAAGCTGATAAAGGAAAAGTACTAAGATTAAGAGCAGAAGGAAGAAAACATTTACTTATTACTGATGGAAGTTTCAATGTTACTGAATATTTATTAGGTTATGTTAAAAAACCACAACCAATTGATTTAACAACAGCATTAAGTGCTCAGGTGTCAGAATTATCAGACCCTTTTCATAGAGAATTATTAGATGCAACAATCAATTATTGTTTTAGAATAACTGACCAGACTCAAAAATTTCAAATAGATACAAGTATACCAAAAGAATAAAAATATTATAAACAACATAAAGAAATTATAAAATGTCAATTACATCAAAAAAAATAACAGCAACAACTGTTTTAGCGGGTGGAGCTCCTGAGAGATTTCTTCCAGTTAAATCTTATGACCATAATTTGGTTGTTGATGATTTAACTAACTTAGATGATACAGTAACCACTTTAACAGATGGAACAGCAGATTTTGTAGGTGATACTATTACATTAACAGGAGCAGCTAAAGTAGGAGTAGTTACAGAAAATCACACAGCATCAGCAATTAATGCTACTGCAACTGCTACTGCTACTCAAATGGCAACAGGATTGATTACATCAACCTCAGCAGCAGCAACAGCTATTACATTTCCAACAGCAGCGGCTTTATTGGCAGCTATTGGTGGAGCAATTGGTTCATCATTTGAATTAATTGTAGATAATTCTGCAGGTGCAAACACAGTAACAATGACTGCATCAGCAACTATAACTGCAGCTACAGCAGTAATTACTGGTGGAGCAACATTAACAGTTGCATCTGGAGCAACAGGTATATTTAAAATTTATTTTACTTCTGCTACAGCAGCAAAAGTTTATAGAATAGGATAAAATTAAAAAAAAATATTAATAAAAAATTTAAAAAACTAAAAAATGATAGCAACACAAAATTCATTTATGCAGTTACTAGTTGGTAAAAATATCGCTAGAACTGGTTCAGTAACTGCAACTGACCCGTCAGCATCAACTTATGCAGCTGATGGAGAAATTGTAGTAACTGATGTTTCAGGAACAGTATTAGATTCTACAACTGTTTTAACAAAAGACCGTATTAGAATTGTACAATCTCAAGGAGCAGGTTTACCATCAATTCAATCTCCAATAATTGAAAGAGCAGGTTTAAAATCTTATGGAAGTAAACTTTATACTGCACCTACTTTACAAGTAGATTATATTGGTTATAATGTTACAACAAATACTGGTAGTATTGATGTTATTAATGATAATGGATACGAAATCCTTATTCAAGATAACAACTCAGCTGCTTATGGTACAAATGGTATTGGTAAATTTGGTTTTTATGTATCAGATTCATCTGCAACACAAGAAGAAATTTGGACCGGTTTAGCAATTAATTTATATCAAAACACTGTTAGATTAGTTAATAAACCTTTTATTGTAGAACGTGTAGCTTCTGTAATTGCTGGTACTGATACAACTGCAGCAACAGGTACTTTAACATTTACTAATGGTTCAACTTTAGTTACAGCTTCTGTAGCTTCTGGTGCTAATGGTGCAGTAGTTGGTGCATATTTAAAAACTGATGATATTGCAGTAGATACTGGAGTATTATATAAAATTACAGCATTACCAACTGCAACAACTTTTACAATTGACCAACCTTATCAAGGTTCAACAGCATCATTTACAGCAGGTAATGCTTCTGTATATACTGCTGCTTTGTTAAGTGCAGGTTCTTTAGGTATTAAATTAACTGGTATTGCACCAATATTTACAACTCCTCAATCAACTGAGCCTTATGTAAATCGTTGGTCAACAACTGTTAGAAATGGTGGTTCAACTACATATACTAACCAAACTGGTGGTACAGAAGGTGTTGGTTCTTATCCTTTTATGGCATCTTTAGAATATTTCTTAGTTGGAAATGAAGGTGGAATTGCAAGAAACAATGTTCCTTATGTTGCTCCTAGAGCTAATATTTTAAGTACAGGAACTTATAACTTGTTAACTTTAGAGTGGGATTCAGTTAAAACTGGTCAAATCTTCAATCAAGAAGCAGCTTCAAAACAGTTGTTAATTGCATTTGATTTTACTCCAGCGGCTGCCCCAACACAAGTAACAGGTGCAGTAACATCAGTTCAAACTGTATTAAATGCTTGGGTTCCAACTACAGTTGGTACTGGTACATTAGCATAATCTAACTTATAGATTCATAATAAAAGGTTGGGAGAGATAAAAGCCTCTCAACCTTTTTTAATAAAAAATTAAATGGCTTTAATTCCAAATTTTACAGTATGTCCAAAAAGAGGTTGTTCATCTCTTATATTTAATGAAACAACTGGATTATATGATGTTACATTAAATCCTGGTGGTTATGGTGCACCTAATCCTGAAACATCTGATGCTACTTCTTGGAGTATTATAGTAACTTTAACAGATGGTACTATTATAACTATAACTGACCCAGTTGGATTACCAACAAGTAATAGTGACTTAGAATATGAAATAACAGCAGAAGCATTAGATTTAGATACTATTTCAGATGGTTTATATACAATTGAATATACAGTTACAGTAGGAGCAACCACTTATACTTCTGGAACTCAATATTTTTTATTTACATGTAATATAGATTGTTGTATTAATAAAATGTTTGCTAAAATACCTTCAACAAGTTGTGAATGTGATAGCCCATTAATGAAAAATGCACTTTATGCAAGAGCTTTACAACTTGGTTTAAAAGCAAATGCCAACTGTGGTGATGCAGATGTAATCACTGACTTAATAACAAAATTAAATAAAATATGTGGCTTCAGTGAATCTAACTGTGGTTGCAACTAAAAATATATAAAACATGTGTGGATGTACAGGAAGCTGCTCTTGCAGCTCAACAAGATTACCAATAGGTTCTACGGGTGCAACTGGACCAACAGGAGCTAGAGGTGAATATGGTGGTTTTTCATCTGATTGGGTGTTTAGTACATCTACAGGAAGTGGACCAGCATCAACAAATATAAGATTAAACAGTGCAACTTATACAGCTGTTACTACAATTTATATTTCAAATGTAAATGCAGATTCATTAGATTTAACAGCATTTTTATTATCATTTGAAAATAATGGTAATTTTGGTTATATAAGACTATTTAATCAAACAGATAATACAAAATATTGGTATGGACAAATTACAGCATTAGTAAACAATGTTTCTGAAATTGTTTTAACTGTTACATATATAGACCATAATAGTTCATTTGCAGCAAGTGATTCACTAGTATTAACATTTAGTCCATCAGGTGCAACATCTACAAGTACTTTAAGTAACAATACTACAGATGTAGCTACTTCAGGTTCAGGAACAGATGCTTTAATGACTTATACAGTTCCTATTAATACACTTAAAACAAATGAAGATGTTTTAGAAATAGATACTTCATTTACAATGAGTGGTACAACTCAAAATAAAAATATATCATTTTCAATAAATGGTACCAATTTTGTTTCTAAACTTGCAAGTTCACCAGTAGCTAATACTTTTGAAGTATCAAAAGGTACAAAATATGCTAAAGCTAAAATTTCTATTACTAGAAAAAGTACAACAGCAATATTTATTGCAATAGATGTATTTACTTCAGATGATGCATATATTTCATTAAGAGGTTACCATTTAGATGAAGGAACAGGTTCAGGATATGCAGTTTCAGATTTATCTGCTAACACATTGGTATTTGCTTGTTTTGGGTCAAATTATGATGCTACATCAAATACTGAAACTATAACTCAAAATCAATTACTAGTTAAATACTTGAAGAAATAATGGCACAAAATAAAACATATGAAACACTAACTATATTAGCAGCAGGAGTAACTACAAGTTTCTCTATTAATGATAAAGTAGATGTTTATGATATAAAAGCAAGTGGTGGAGCAGTAACGCTTGTTGGTGATGTTATAATAACATCAACAGGAACTCCAAGTGTAGGTTCAACATTTACAATGTTGATTGGTGGTGGATTTACATTAGGAAGTAATACATTTAGTATTTTTGGTGTAAATCTAACAGCTGACCAATGTTTATATAAACAAATTATATTTTGTTATTACAATGGTAGTACTTGGGATGTATATATAAGCTCTGATGATACAGATGGTTCTGATGATATTAATGGTGCTGATATAGTTGATGGTACAATAGTTAATTCTAAAATAGCAGCAAGTACAATTGCGTTAGGGAAATTAGCAAATTTAGCGTCTAGAGGATATACACTTAGAGGAGGAATTAATGGTGTACTTGAAGGTTTTGATGCAAAAACAGCAGGTACATTTTTAGGAGGAAATGGAACTGATTTAGCAATGCAAACTATGTCAGGAGCAGCAACTTTAAATGGTGCTGGTGTATTAACATTATCAGCAAATGCAGTAGCAACATCAAATATTACTGATGCTGCTGTTTCAGTTGCTAAAGTATCAGCAGATTTAAAAGCAGAAGTAATAGTTGTTCCAGTATCATTTGAAACAGGTGAACAAGCTGTATATGGAGTAAGAATGTCTTATCCAGGTTCAATTACAAATGTTTATTGTAAAGCAACTAAAGCAATTGCAGCTACAGATAATGGTACTATTACATTTAAAAACAATGCAGGAACTACAATGACTGTAACAACTCCTATTGAATTTACAGCATCAGACCCTATTAATACAGCTTATTCAAGTGCTGTAACAGCTAATAATACATTTGTAGATGGTGATATATTTACTATTACACCAGCTAAAACAACAGCAGGTGGTAAAGTATTAGTAATAGTTGAAATATTAAGAGCATAATGACAGCATTTGCAGATTTAACACAACAAGATTTAGATGTCCGCCTACAATTAATTAATTGTTGTATAGGTGAAAAAACAGCTGATTTACTTGCTAAAATAAAAATAGGAGCAAAAACTGTACCTTGTAAATTACAAGAATTACAGATTATGCAAGAGATGATAGAAATTCTTAAATGTTATGATGTAACATTAGAAGAAGTATTAGCAACAGGAAGCATAACAATGAATACTTCTACTCTAGATACAACAATTAATGTATCTGTTGGAGGAATTAGTATTAGTGGTGATTTAGTAATAACTACATCAGATACTAATGAACAAATGACTATATTATGTGATTTAATAAATTCTTATCAATCCACATATGTAGCAGTATTAAATACAGATAATGTATCATATATTATAGAAATAATAGGAACATGTTCAAATCAAATAGTTACAGTAGATTCTCAAGATACAATTTTAATAGAAAATTTAAGTGGTGGAATTTGTTTAACAGATAATTGTTTAACAGAAGAACAAGTTCAATCAATGTTTAATTGGATGGCAAAAAAATGTGGAATATGTTTCCAACTGCCAGGTTTTAATTATGAATAAAAAAATTTAAAAAAATGTTTACACCAGAAGAATATTTAAAAAAAATAAAGCAAGCAGCTGTAAATACTCCAATAGCTTTTGGATATGAAGCATTAACCATTGATAATACTGTTAAAAAATTAACAATTCCTGATGGTGCAATTTATGCATTAACAAGATTAGAATCTGATGCAACAGGTATTGCAGTTAGATTGTTAGAATCAGGAATAGTACCAGTAAGTACAACAGTTGGAATAGGTTTAGCAAATTTAGACCCGTATGATATTACAAATGCACAAAATTTAGCTGGATTTCAAGTAACTCAAGCGCAAGGTGGTACACATGTATTACATATTCAATACTATAAATAATGGGAAATGAATTAAAAGGAAAAAGAATATTTGGTGGAAATAACTCAAACTCATCTTCTTATACTGGTGCTGTTACAGAATTTGACCCTTCAATAGTAATATCTCAAACTAATACACCGGCAGTAGGACCATCTATTGATGATGCATATTTAATAGGTACATCACCAACAGGAGTTTGGGTTGGACATGCTAATGAAGGAGCAATTTGGGATGGAGGAGCATGGGTATATAGTACACCTATATCAGATGATATAGTATATGTAACAAGTCTTCTTAAAACATTAAGATATAATGGAACTTCTTGGGTTATTTATCCTGGAACAGCAATTTTACAAGGAGGAAATAGTGGTCTTGGTAATATTGTTATTGGTTCTAATGATGTAAAAGAATTACATTTAAAAACTGCTGGTATACCAAGAGTAAAAATAGGTACTAGTGGAACTGTAACTACAACAAGTAATATTGGTGTAGGAACAACATCTCCACATGCAAGTTCAATGTTAGATGTTGTTTCTACAACAAAAGGATTGAGATTTCCAACAATGACTACTGCTCAAATGAATGCTATAGTTTCTCCTGCTACAGGTTTAACAATATTTAATAGCAGCGTTGGATTACATTATTATTATAATGGAACAATTTGGATTCCTTTAAATGGAAGTATAATTAATATTACATATGCTGATTTATTAACTTTGTATAATGCAGAAACAATGACTGCAGGAACTTTTTATAATATAACAGATAGAGCAGATAATGGAATTATAATTCAAGCAGTTTCTTCATCTAAATTATCATTAGATGCAATTGGTATATTTTTAAATCCAGATTTCCAAGATGTTGGAGATTATTCAGGAACAACAACATTAACAGGTTTTGCTAAAGGAACAAATTATAAAGTTTGGGTTGATACAGATGAAGGTTCTTATGCTGATGGTGATATTGTATTTTGGGATGGTTTACATTATCAAGTTATAGATATATCTGCACTTCCATTAGGAACTAATCCATCAGTAACACCATCTGTATATACAGTATTACCAAAATCAACAGTTAATATGGGTTATATTGCAGAAGCAGATAGTATTTTTTATGATTTAGCAGCTGATTTTATTTGGCAAAGAACAGATAAGCGTCAAAACTCTATATCAATTTTAGATGGATTTCAATGGGGAAATGATAGTGTTGTATACAATATAGCATTCAATAGAGATACGTATTTTCAAATTGTAAATAGTAAAGCTAGTGCAATTAGAGATAATTTTATTACTGGTGCAGCAATATTAAATGTTGATAATACAATGACAAGTAATATTAATGGATGTAATTTTATTGGTGGTTCAGTAGATTGTATTATACATGTATATAACACTTTATTAAGTTGTCAAATATCTGCATATGAAGAAGCTGATAGTATTACATTATCAAATAAAGCATATAGTTATAAAAAATTAAGTCCTGGATTTTCTAATTTTGATGAAGAATTAAGTATTACTTGTGCAACTACATTAGATGTTACAATACCTTTTAATTATATTGGAATATTAGAATTAACATCTACAAATGCAACAGAAACAATAAATTTATTTGCAAACTTTCCAGTTTTTCAACCTGTAAGATTTGCACCAGAAACTGGATTAACAGTAACATTTACACATGCTACAGGAGCTAATCAACCAATTTGTTCAGGAGGAGTAGATGCTGTTATTAATGGAACAACATCAAGTTGGATTGAATTTACTAGAAAAGAAACATATGTAGGTTCTGGAACATTTAGAATTTATGAAACAGCAAGAGGAACATATTAAAAAATAATAATAAAAATAAAAGACTATGTCACAAGAAAAATTACATGAAGCAATAAATTATATATTATTAGGAAGCGGAACAACAACTGCAGGTGTAGCATTAAATTTTCAAATTGCAGATGATATTATGTCATTAGTTGTTAAAGGAATTTCAGTATTATCTTTCTTAGTATTTTTATTAATAAATCAAGACAAAATATCAGAAGGTTGGAAAAAATTAATTACACGTTTATATAATAACTTACCATATATTTTTAAAAAGAAAGAAAAATAATGGCTCAATCTGCTAATGACCTTAAAATTATACACACTAGAAAACTAGCAACACCTGGTAGAAAATACTATGGTGATGATGAAAACGTATATATAGGTACTAAAGATGGTAGATTAAGATTATTAGATAAAGCATCACAAGTAATAACTAATACCAATTCTACTGTTCAAACAGTTATATCAGATAATACAGATATAATTAATCAAATAGAATTAGAATTACAAAGTAGTTCATTACTAAAATTTAAAAAATTTACTTATGATGTAAATGGAAATATTACTCAAAAAGAAGTTTTTGAAGATTCAACAGAATTAATAAAATTATTTGATGTTATATTTACTTACACAGGAGAGAATTTATCAAATATAGAAGTAACAAGAATATCAGATAGTTATACTTATAATAAACAATTAACTTATGATAGTAATAATAACGTAGAATATATAAATATAATATAAAATGAGTAAATCAAACAGTTTTGAAAACAGTCTATTACAATTATTGTTTAACAATGTTGATATAGCAAATATTGGTGATGCTGGTGGAATTCAAAATTCTGCAACAGCTGGTAGTTTATATCTTGCATTACATACAGCAGACCCTGGTGAAGCAGGTGACCAAACAACAAATGAATGTGCATATACATCATATGATAGAGTTGCTGTAGCTAGAAGTGGGGCAGGATGGACTGTAGCTACCAATACTGCCACAAATTTTGCATTAGCTCAATTTCCTGAATGTACAGGTGGTTCTGAAACAATTACTTATGTAAGTATTGGAACTTCAGCTTATCCAACAGCAGGAGTAATTCTTTACTCTGGTGCTCTAACTGCTTCTCGTTCAGTATCTTCTGGTATTCAACCTCAATTTGCTGCGTCTGCTTTAACTGTAACTGAAGATTAATAATCTAAAATATTACTAAAATAAGTTGCAAATATAGATTTTATTTTGTAACTTTGTAAATTAATATTAAAACAGTTAAAGTATGTATAAATGTAGTAAATGTGGATTAGGTGTTCTTGTAAAAGATTTACCTCAACCAATTAGAAAATGTAATTGTTTAGTTCAAGTTGAACGTAAACCATTAGGATGGCTAGAAAAAGTACAAGCTTTTTTTGGTGTAAAATTTTATATAATTAAAAAAGCTCCTATAACATGTGACTTAGATGGACATGCTTATGGTAGAAGTCAGTTTAGTAACTAATGGTAGGATTTAAAACCATAGGAGAATTAATTAATGCAGAATTGGATGGTAAAGTTAGAGACTATATCTGGCGTAAAACTCCTGTTCAAGGAACTACTATAGGTATATGGTTTGATTTATCAATGAGTCCAGGTATGCCTACTCCTAAATATTGGTTTGATGCAGCACCATTAGTAGCTAAAGCTATTTATCAATCTACAGATGGTGGTATTTTTCATGGTTCAAATGTTTCTCCTAGTGAGAAATTTTTAAGAAAAATAACTTGTCAAGCACAAAGTGCTAATACAACATCTTTAGCACCAATGAATGCTGTTTTATTGGATTATTTGTTATACTATCCTTCTATTGATGATGGTACAACAGATGAACAAATAATGACAAATAGTGTTACATTACCAAGATATACAGATGGTAAAGGTGTACAAATAATGGCTGTTACTACTGGTGCTAGAACTGGTGGACAAACATTCACTGTAAAATATACTAACTCAGATGGTGTTTCTGGAAGAGTTAGTAAAATATGTACACAAAATACATCCACTGTTATTGGTTCAATAACCAATAGTGATAGAGCTGTAGCTGGTAGTGCTGGTTGGATGATTCCTCTACAAGATGGAGATAGTGGTGTTCAATTAATTGAATCTTGTACAATGAATGGTGTTGATACAGGTTTATTTACATTAATTCTTGTAAAACCAATTGCCCAAACATGTTTTGCTGAATCAGCTATTTCAACAGCAGGAACAATTGCTACACCAAATGAAAAAGATTTTTTAATATATAGTAGTGAGTTAACTAGAATTTATGATGATGCATTTCTAAATTTTATAGTTTTACCACAAACATCATTCTTCTCAACAACAGCTTTGTTAAGAGGGGATTTAAAAGTAATATGGACTTAATTAAAATAAAATAAATGGCAGGATTTTCAAGTAATGACCAAATAATTGCAGCATTAAGTGCTGGACAAACATGGAATGCTCCATTTGGTAAAAATATGCAACCAACAACAGTTTGTGTTGCAAATGAGTGGCACTCTTTAGCTAGAGGCGCAGGTAATCCAGGAGCAGATGCTTTGTTTGATACTGGAGCCAATTTAACATTTATACCAGTAGAAGATGATACAACTTCTGCAGGTACACTTCAACATGGTGGTGATGTTCAGGCTAGTGGATATAACAAGTATTTATTAAGTGGACATGCTGTTACTGCAGCAGCTACAATGGCACCAGGAACTTTAGTTCTTTGGGATATTATTGGTTATTATAGAGTAACAACTGTAACTACTACAACAGCACAAGCAACAACAAATACTATATCTACAAGAACGGCTACTTTCACTGCAGATGATACAACAGATATAATGACTTATACATCTACAACATCTTTACCTAGTAATTTACTTACAGGTACAAGAGTTAGAGTAAGTACTACTACTACATTACCTGCTCCATTAGTAGCAGCTACAGATTATTATTTAATTAGAGTTGATAATAATACTTATAAATTAGCAACATCTTATGCAAATGCTATTGCTGGTACACAAATAGATATTACAACAACTGGAACTGGTACACACACATTGAACTGGTTGTTGCCACGTTATACAAATGGTGCAGGTGTGCAGGCAATTATTTTTAATCCATCTGCTACTCCATTAGGTGCGGGAACTCCAAATATGAGTTTAGAATATACAAATTCAGCACAAGTTACAACAAGAGCTACACCAACAGTATTACCAATAGGTAAAACAGCTTGTCCTAATAGTCAAATTGTTTACACAGGTGCTACTGGTACAGGTAAATATAATTATATGATGCCTCTACAAGCAGGTGATGCTGGTATTGCTGAAATAAATACTATTAGAAATTCTACATCTTATGTTTCAGGAACATACACTGTAGCTTTAATCAAAGAGATAACAAGATTTCCTATTAGTACTTTAGGTTTAGCAAGTGAAAGAAATCTTTTATTTGAGTATCCTTCATTGCCAAGAATTTATGATGGTGCGGCTTTGTATTTTGGATGGGGTAGTGGTGTGGCAACGCCTGTATCTAGTGCAGTAAGTGGTCAATTAAACTTTGTTTGGGGATAATGTTAATTCGCAACTATTCTTATGTTAGTCAAATATGTGGTCATAATCATAGTGGCGTAACTAGTCCTGTGAAGTTTATTCAACCACATACTATGCGTGGATATTATGGTAGAGCACAAGTAGATGATAATATAGAACAAATTAAAAGAGATAGTTTTCCAACAGGAACTAATCCACCATATTCAATTGTAATGGGTGATAAAGGAGCTTTATTAAGTTCTACTACAACAATTAATGGTGTTGCATCACAAGCTTCTGGATTATCTATGGGAATTAATATCCTTGCTGGATTAACTGGAAGTGGTACTATTACAGATGCTCAATTATCATTAATAACAGCTTTGGCTGCTTCATTAAACGGTAGTGGAACTATTACAACAGCTAGTTTAGTTGGTATTGTTTCTTTAGCAGCTTCATTATCTGGTACAGGTAGTTTAACAGCAGGATTAAATGTAATTGCTTACATGAATTCTGTATTAGCAGGAACAAGTTCTGTCACTGCAGGATTAAGAGGAACTCTTTCATTAGAAGCAAATATATATGTTAATCAGTCAGAAGCTGATGTACAACAAATAGTTGATGGTGTTTGGAATGCTTTAACAGCAGATTATAATGCATCTGGAACTATGGGTGAAGCTATGGGTAATGCAGGTGCTGGAGGAGACCCTTGGTCTACTGCTTTACCAGGAGCATATGCTGTTGGAACAGCTGGTTACATAATTGGTAATAATGTTGTACCAACAGTAAATCAAATTGCAATAGCAGTATGGGATGAATTACAAGCAGGACATATAACTGAAGATACATATGGTAAAATAGTATCTGATTTAGAAATATTAGCTAAACAAATTAAATCATTAACAGCAGCTCAATTATAACATGGAACTAAAACTAAAAAGAACTCATTTAAATTCATCTTATACATTAGGTGAATTATTTATTGATGGTATACAATTCTGCTATACAGTGGAAGATGTAGTAAGAGATAAAAATAATGATGGTGATTTAAAAGATGATGGAGAAGCTAAAATATATGGTGAAACAGCAATACCTAAAGGTACTTATAAAGTAATTCTATCTATGTCTAATAGATTTAAAAAACTTATGCCTGAAGTATTAAATGTACCTGAATTTACAGGTATACGTATACATGCAGGAAATACAGCTATTGATTCTCATGGTTGTATAATTGTAGGAACAGTAAGAACACCTAATGGTGTTGGTATGTCTAGAGATTGTTTTACTAGACTTATGAAAAGATTAGATGGACAGACCAATATAACATTAATAATAGAATAGTATGTGGAATAAAATTAGAACAGTAGCATTTGAATGGTTAAAAACATTAAGCTCAAAATCAAGTTTTTTTAGTTCTAAAAGACTAGAAAGATTTACTTTTACAAGTGTAGTAGTATTTGCTTATATAGCATTAATAATATATGAAATTGTTTCAGGAACATTAACAGCTATGGAATTTACAATAGCATCTTCACCATTATTATTAGCTGCAGGTTATAACTTAGGTAAAACAGAAGAAGCTAAAAAAATTAATGGAGGAACTGATGGACAAGTTTAAAAATTATATAATTACAATATTATTTGCAATTATAGGAATATTATTGCTATTAAGACAATGTGGAGACGGAGGAACATCTAATGGAACAATAATCCAAGGAAAACCCATTTCAGACACTTTAATTGTACATGATACAATTAGAGCTGTAGATACTATTATTCAAACAAAGTGGATTAAATCCCCTAGAATCATAGAAGAAACACCATATAATTCTAATAGTCTTGAAAATGAATCTATATGTAAAATGTATAGAACTTATGCTGATTCAGTAGAAGATGAGAATCAAACCCTTTATTATACTGCTAAAGTAGTAGGAAGATTAGATTCTATTAAAATGGATTATAAACTTAAAATTCCTTTAATAATCAATAATACTACAACTATTAATACATTAAGAGTAGATACATTAGTTAGACCGCCAAAATGGCAAGTATTTTTAAACTCTGAAATAGGTGGTAATATGAACAAATTTAATGCTTCATTAGGAGCAGATTTGATGGTAAAAAAGGTTGAAGTTGGTTATAGATATGGCGTTCTAGACAAAACCCACAATATTAAAATAGGTTTTAGATTACTAAAAAGTAGAAAATAATTGCAAATATTATATAATTAATTAGGTTATCTAATAATTTATGAATATCTTTGTACCCTAAAGTACAAAGATATTTTAATTTTAAAGAAAAATGTCAACATTAAATGAAATAATTTTCTCTGTTCTTGATACAGTAAGACCTCTAAATCAGACAAATACAGATTTGACTGAAGAATTAGTTAAGTTTCATATCAAGAATGTAAGAGCACAATTAGCTAGACAAACCATTCAAAAAAATGGAGTTTTAGGTAATGCATGGTTTCAAAGTTTGGGTTGTCTGAGTTTAGTAGAAGCTGATAAAAGTGAATGCTGTGCATTTCCAACAGGTTGTATTATACTAAGAACAAGTGTACCTATACCTAAACCTATTGATGGTGAGACTAGTTTATTAACTAGAATTGGACCAGTAGATATTACTGAAAGACCTTATCAATATATTGAATTTGAAAGAGTTCCATTTGAAGGTTCTAATAAATATACAAGACATTTTATTAAGTGGTTTTGGGGTTCAAATGAAAATTATATATATTTATTGATGGATGAAAATGACTATCTTAACATGGGATTAGAAGTAATACATGGTCATGGAGCATTTGAAAATCCTGAAGATTTAGTAGATTTTATTCAATGTTCAACTGGAGCAAGTTGTTTTTCTGATGATTCACAATATCCAATTCCAGATTCAATGATACCAACATTAATTGAAATGGTTATTAAAAAGTTTGTTCAACCACAATCACAAGCTCCTATTGATAATTCAAATGATGGAAAAACAAATACTGAAACAACTGTAACAAAAGGAAGTTAATGACAGATTATAAAATACCAAAAAGAGGAGCTGGGAAAAAGAAAGCTGATATAGTTACCAAAGATTTATATAATTTTTATTTATCACAAATAAAACCAATAGAATCAATATCTGGTGGAACTACATTAGGTTCATATAAATTAAGTTCAAAAGAGTATTCAGACATATTAAAAGATATTAATGATGGAATTATTAATATGATTATTCTAGAAAATTTTGAATTTAAAATACCATTTGGATTAGGTAGACTATCTATGGCTCAAAAAAAGGTTAAATTCAGATTAGATTATAAAGGAGAATTAAACACTAAAAATCTTGCAGTAGATTATAAAAAAACCAATGAACTTTGGTTAAATGATGAAAATGCTAGAATAAATAAAAGATTAATATTTCATACAAATGAACATACCAATGGTAATAGAATGTTTTATTATTGGTCAAAAAAGGTATCTAAATGTACCGGATTAAATGCATATGGATTTCTTGCATGTAGAAGTGTAAAAAGAAAACCAGGAGCATTTCTTAAAGACCCAGATAAAAAACTTACATTCTTTGAAAAACCATTAAATAAGATGGAACAATTGTATAGAACAAAAAATATAAAATAATGAATTTTACTGGTAAATATGTAAGTTGTCAAGAGATTATTAGACAATGTTTTAGAGATAAAAGATACTCATATGAGTTACCTTGGATGGATGCACTTGAATGGTCTGTAGAAGCTATTAGACTAATTGGTGCTCCTCTTGCTTTACAACCTAAACAGGCTCGTATTACAATCTCAAATTATAGAGGAATGTTACCTTGTGATGTTGACCATATTACACAAGTGGCAGGTTCTTTTGGTGGATGTATTCCATTCCCAATGACAACTAGTACAAATACATTTCAACCTGTATTCACTTGTGATGAACAAATTAATTCTGAATTATTAGGTGATACAGATATTACTGGTACAAATAATACTATTCCAATTGGTCAAGATATATCAGGAAATCCTGTTTATACTTTTCAAAATGGCAATATGAGTATGCCTGAATCAATAACTGATACAAGTAATAAAGCTAGAATTAATGATGCAACATATACTTTAAATGATAATTTTATATTTCCTAATTTTGAAGAAGGATATATTTTTATTGCATATAAAGGATTACCAGTAGATAAAGAAGGATTTCCATTGATACCAGATTTACAACGTTATATAGAAGCTGTAAAAGCTTTTATATGTATGAAAGTAGATTATATTCTTTGGAGAAGTGGAGAACTTGAAAAAGTACATTTTGATTATTCTGAAAAAGAATGGTTATGGTATGTTGGTTCAGCAGGAAATGCAATAAGAATGCCTAATTATGATGGTATGCAAGCCATAATGAATCAGATTAAATTGATTCCTAGAAAATATGCACATGATGAATTCTTTTTAAAATTATCAAGTAAATAATGGCAACAGGAGAAGCATTTAAAAATGAATTTCAAGGTATGAATCAGGACTTAGCAAAGACCAAGATTCCACCAAATATATATTATGAAGCTATAAACTTTAGACCTTCAACAGATAAAGGTTTATCTGATGGTGCTTTAGAAAACATAAGAGGTTTATTAGCATTAACAACTATTCCAGATACTGGAACAGTACAGAAAATTAGTTTAGATTTAACTGTACCAGGAACAATTTTTATAACTATTTCACACAATGGTATTCCAATTACAAGTGCAACAGGATTTACAATAACAGCATCAAGTACACCAGAACATTTATATAATTTTTTAATTAATGATACAAATTTTGCATCAGCTTTAGGTTCATTATATAATGTTTATTATAATAGTTTGTATTTACTTTTAAATCCATTAGATTTATTACCAGTAGTTATAACTCCAATACTTGGTTTAACTATTGATGATAATTTTATTCCAGCTCAAAGCAATTTAGAAGTTATAGGAAGTACATATATTAACAATGATATTTACTTACTTACAACAAATAATACAACTGATTCTCCAGGTCAGGGAGACCCTGAATCAATAGGACAAATTTGGAAATTAGATATTGATAATGCTACAAATTTAGCATCACCATTAACTTTAATTTATAATAACTATTTAAATTTTAGTACATATAATGCTATTGCACCATCTGCTATATTAGGTAGATATGAAAATAGAAATATTCAAAGAATTTATTGGACTGATTTCTTTAATAAATTAAGAACCTTAAATGTAGTAGACCCACAAGTATTTGCTTTAGATGTGTCTTTAATAGATGTACAACCATCTTCTGATTTTAGTATTCCTATTATGACAGAAATTGGTAGTGCTCCAGGAACAGCAGTAATACCAATTGGTTGTTATCAATTAGCTTATAGATTAACAAATGTATCAGGTTCAGCTACAACATATTCTTTACCTAGTAATATGATATTTGTTACTCCAAATCTTTCTACAAATTTAGGAGCTGAGGAATTACAAACAGCTGGATTGAATTGGCAATATTATAGAGGTGATATAAAAGGAACAACAACAACAAAAAGAATTGTTTGGAAAATTGATAATTTAGATAGAGATTTTTCAAGAATTGAAGCTGTAATTTTAGTTAGAGAAAATAAATCTGAAATTCCTAAAATTACTAGAATTTTTGAAGGTCCTATAACTGAAGATAGTATAAACATTACATTTGATGGAGATATTTATACATCTGATGATGTATTATCAATTTCATTAGAAGAATATTTAACATTAGCTAATGTATTTACAAAAGTTAAAACAATTACTACAAAAGATAATAGATTAATAGTTGGTAATATTGATAACTCAACAAATGCAGAATTGGATTTTGATGCTAGAGCATATAGATTTAAAACAGCAGGAGTATTTGATATTATTGATATTAAAGGTACAACTACAACAACATATGGAATTACAGTTCCTGCAGATTATGATAATGTTTCAGAAACAAGTGATGCTATTGCACCATTTAATTTAGAAACAACTGACCCATTATATTCTGCTTTAGGACAATTTAAAGCTGATGGAATAACATTAGGAGGAGAAGGAAAATATATATCATATGAATTTGTTTCTGTTGCAATAGCAGCTGATAAAACTGTTGAACCAATTACACCTCAACCATTACCAATTGTATCAACAAATCCTGATTATACAACATCAAATTTAAATCTCGGAGTTTATTCTGCAGATAAAACTGGAACAGATGGATTGCAAGAATATCCAATTGTTTTTCCATCAGCAATTAATGATGGTATGAAATATCCTCAAATGAATAGTATTTATTGGGGTTATCAAAACAATGAAATTTATAGAATTGGTATTGTATTTTATGATAAGTCTAAAAATCCATATTTTACTAAATGGATTGGAGATATTAAAATGCCAGATGTATTTGATACATGTCCAGCAGCCAATCATCAATATGAAGATGGAAGTTTAACTGGTTATACAGATTATAGAAAATCTTTTACAACTACTGTTGGTACACATGGAGCTAATGAAGCTTATGTTTGTCAGTTAGGTTTAAAAATAAATGTTAACATTCCAGCTGACTTAACTGACCAAATAGAAGGATATTCTATTGTTAGAGTTAAAAGAGAAGAATCAGATAAAAAAGTAATTTCTGAAGGAATCATTTCTAATACTTATATAGGTGGTTTTACACCATCAACAACATATTTCTTGACAGCTGGAAATATGGATTATGATACAACAAATAGTTTAAAAGATAGAATATCTTATATTACACCAAGTATTTTAGATTCTAGTATAACAATTCCTTCTTCTGGAATGAAACTTAGATGTAGTAGTATTTTAAGTCCTTCAAATACATTACAAAATATTGATATTGTTGGTGGTTTTGTTTCAGTTAATAAAAACAAAGTGCTTAAAATGTACAACCATACACCTGTATCATATTTTGAAGTAGATATTGATTATGCCGGTTTATCAGGTGAGGATGAATCTATTATTTTAAATGGTGAAACATTTGTAAATTTAGCATTTCCAAGTCCCGGAGCTTCAGCATTAGGTAATCCATCATATACAATTAAATTAAATTCTGTTATTCCAAATACGGCTACTGGAAATCAAAAATTTCTTGTGTATTTATATAATCCTATTTTAAATCAATATGGTGGAGATACATATACAAATAGAGCAAATAATGAATATATTATATGTTCACATTTTAGAACAGTTAAAAATAAAAGTACAGATTATAATGATATATCTTTAATATTTGGTGGAGATGTAACTAATGATATTATGGATGAACAGAGAATACGTGTTGACTGGAGTGATTATCCTGCAGGACATAATTCTTTATTATTTTTATATCCATCAAGCTCAATTGTAAATAGAACATTAAGACATGGTTCACATCCAAATATTTCAATGGATGATTTAGGTCCAACATTAGATGAAACAGATTACTTTTATAACAAAGTTTATTCGTGTCAAAATGATATTGTAAGATTTTTTCCAAAACCAGACCCTTTTATTGCAAGTTCAGAATTTGTAAATAGATTTTATATTTCTGAAATTAAAATTAATGGTGAACTAACTGATGCTTGGAGTATATTTAAAACTTTAAATTATTGGGATGTTGAAGGAAGTTATGGAGCTATTAATGGTGTATCTGTATTACAAGACCAAGTATATTTTATTCAAGATAAGGCATTTGGTAGATTATTAGTAAATCCTAAAACTGCAATTACAAGTACAACAGGTGAAGAAATTCAACTTGGTAGAGGAAATGTTATTGATAGTCATGAATATGTTTCTGTAGAAACTGGTAGTACACATCAATTTAGTTTTCTTAAATCAGCTTATTCTTTATATTTTATAGATACAAGACATAATAAAATTTATCAATTTAGTCAAGGTAGACCATTAACTCCAGAAAGTGATTTAAAAGGTTTACATGGATGGTGTATTAATAATATTTATGGAAATTTAGAAATTATTGATAAACCCGTATATTATGATTCAACTATTGGTATAAATGGTATCCATGGAGTTTATGATTATGTAAATAATGAATTAATTTATACATTGAGTAGAGGTGAACGTGGTGTAGCCATAGGAAGTGAAAGACCTGACCCTATTCAAGCATCATTTACTCTTGTATACAATGAAAAATTAAAAGTTTTTACAGCTTTTTATACCCATTATCCAAAGAATTATATAACAAACAATAGGGTATTTATAAGTACTGACCCTACAAATTTACAAGAATTATATTTACATAATGCTGGAAATTATGGAGAATTTTATGGAACATTAAAGGAATCAAGTGTCACATTTACAAGTAATGGAAAACCTGAATTTACCAAAATTTTTAACAATTTATTAATTCAAAGTGAGGTTCAAGATGGTAATACATTAATAGATACTGATAGTGGAGCTACTCCAATTCATGAAACATTTGATAGTATAACTGTATCTAATGACCATCAAAATTCTGGTAATATTGTATTAACTGCAATGGATAATATTGTAAGATTTTTCAGAAGTTGGAGAACCTTAGTTCCAAGACATTCACAATCAGCAGCTTACACAAGTTCTGGATTATATGCAAGAATGGTTGATAAATATTTAAGAATCAAATTAAGTTTTCAAAATAACAATAACAAGAGATTTATACTTCATAATGTTATAAGTTTCTTTAAAGTGCATACACCTAGATAATTCTAGTAATTATATAACTAAAAATATTATAAAAAAAATTAGGATATAACCGTAATAATTATTACCTTTGTACCTTATAATTAAATCAATTATAAAAATGGCAAAATACTCAAGAGAATACTCAGCAAACAGAAAAATTAAAACTAAGAAAAAAGTTTTAGATGGTTTAAACTACTTGGGTAATCCAAACATTACTAATGAATTGGATGTTCCTGAAGAAGAACAATCACAAGTTAATAACTATGGTCAATATGCTGCTATTGGAAGTGCTGCAATTGCTGGTGGAGCCAATTCATATGATACTTTTCAGGATAACAATTCTTCAATAAGAAAAAAATCAGAATCCATGGATGCAACTGTAGCTGGTACTGCAGGTGCAATTAATCCATTGGTAGGTACTATTATTGGAGCTGGTGAAATGATAGGTAAACCTATTAGAACTAATGTTGAACAAATGGATGAAAAGGGAAACCTTAAAAATCAAAGAGCTGCTCAACAAGGTGCTATTGCTGGAGGTATGTTTAATCCTATTAAAGCAATAACTACAAGAGCTTCCTATGAAGGAGGTTTTACAGATTTAACAGGAAAAGGATATACAGATGCTATTCAAAAAGAAGCAAGAGATGCATATGCTTTAGCAAATCCTAATATTGTAGTTGACAATAAAGATTATTCACAAGATGCCGCTTGGCAAAAACTTAATAATCAAACACAATTAGAAATGGGTGGTAATCTAACTAAATATATGGGTCCTTCTCATGCAGAATCTCCTTTAGGAGGAATTCCTGTAGGTCAGGATTCATTAGTTGAAGGTGGAGAAACTAGAGGTTTACCTAATACTCAATCTAAAGATTATATTTATTCAGATACATTAAAAGTACCTGGAAAGAAATATACATTTGCTAAAATGTCTAAAATGATTGAAAATAAGCATTCAAAAAGAGATAATGATAAAATGTCTTCTGAACAAAAAGAATTAGAAATAAATAATCTAATGAATGCTCAAGAAACATTAAGAAAAAATATGGTTGAAAAAGCTTATAAAAAAGCTTATGGTGGTAATTTAAATAAAAAGGTATGTGGTACTGGAGGAACTGTAGTTGTTCCACCAAATTATTATGAAACATTAAATAAATATCAAACTATTAATCCACAAAATCCTAAAGAAGCTAATGATGTAAAATCAATGGTTGGTACCAATATTGTACCACAATTAAAAACTTATCAAGACCAATTAAATGCTGGATTAAGAAGTAAATATAAATTAGCTGCAGATGCACCTATAACAAATCAATATTTATCACCTGAAGAAGTTAATACTATTTTAGGTGGTAAAGGTCAAGATTATTATGATAACTTTGAAGCATATCAAGCATATAGAGCTAAAACTCCAAATATGCCTGGAAGAAATGTACAAGGTACTGAAAACGTAGACCCTAAAGTTTATGGAACAAGACATGTGAATTTATTTAAACCTTATCAAACTAATACAGATGTTCCTACATTTGAATTAGGTGGTGGATTATTTGGAGAACAAAATGCTCCTTATATGACTCCACAAGAAAGAGATAGATTACAATTTGAATCAGATGTTAGAGGAGTAGAAGCTCAAGGTCAGAATTTTAGTCCAGTTGGTATGGATAGTTCAACAAAGTTTCCTGACCAAATGCAATTAAAACAAGTTGATTCTATGATTCAAGAACCTTCATCTAGAAGACAATTTGGTAACAATTTTAATCCTGATAACATATATAATGCTGGTAATTTCTTAGGAGGAGCTTATGATATTGCTAGAGGTTTAGCAGGTGGAGATGATGTTAATTATGAAAGAGTAACACCTGAAACAGTTAATCCTGAATTAGTTAATTATCAACCTTCAAGAGATATGCAAAGAAGAGATATTAAAGAAGGATTCAGAGGTGTGCAACAACAATTAAGAAATGTAAATAATCCTGCACAATATTTAAGCTTAATGACAGCTAATGCTGGAAGCAGAGATAAAACTATTTCCGATAGTATTGCTAAGTCTTATGAAAATGAATTGAATACTAACTCTACTATTAAAGGTAGAGCTAATGAATTTAATGCACAAGCTAAGAATCAAGGTAAATATTTCAATGCACAAACTCAGAGAGCTGAACAAGATGCTAGACAATTAGAAAAAGACCAAGCATCTAATACTTTACAAGCTGGATTGGCTTCATTTGGTGAGGCTTTAGCAGGTACAGGAAGAGATAAACAATATAGAATTTCTCAAGAAGAGAGTAAAAAATTTATTGGTTCAGTTGATTTTTCTCCTATTAAAGATAAGGATGGAAAAATTACTGGATATACTCACAAAACTTCTGGTAAAACTTATAAAATTCAATAATAATGGCTAGATATTATAAATCAACACCTCAAAATTTTACTAGTCAATTTGTACCTGAGAACTTAGAACTTCAACAAGGGTACTTTGATAACATGCAAGGTAAACAAGATGCTTATAAACTTCAAATTGAAGGATTAAATAAGCAAACAAATGCTCTTGTAAATGATATTCCTGGAGCTGTAGAAGCTAAAAAGAGAGTAGAAGGAAGATTAGGAGAACTAAGAAGCTTAAATTATAATGACCCTACTGATAGAGATAAAGCTATGAAGGGTACTATGGAATTAAGAAGTGCTTTTGATACTTTTGGAGAACTTGGTGCAAGAGATGATAAGAAAAAAAGATATGACTTAGCTCAACAAGAAATTGAGAAAGATAAGAATGATTTTAAAAAAGCTTATAGATTACAAGAATTAAAACAAGCTAATTTATCTCCTGAGAGAGCTATTAAGTTTGATGACTATGGTAAGCCATTAAATACAGAGATTATTACTCCAGAAGATTGGGAGTACAAAGATAAAACTCCATGGATGAGTACTGTTTTAAAAGATGTATTTTCAGATACTAGGTCAGTTAATTCTGGATTAAGTGAAGAACAAGCTCAAAGAGCTTTGTTAAGTTACATGTCTGGTAATATTGAAGAAAGAACTGGTGAGAAGATTTATAATTCTGTTAAACAAAGAGCTTTAGCTGACCCTAATTTAATGAAATCTATTAAAGCAGAAGGATTAGTGTTTGGACAAGACCCAAATGCAATTTTTGAAACTGCATTAGCTGGATTAGTTGGTGGAGGTAAATATAAAAATACTAATGTTGAAAGAAAATATAGAGATGATGAATTAGCTTTATATGCTGCTAAAAAAGGTATGGATGCTCAAGATGAAGAATTAACAACACCAGTAAATGTTGGAGCAACTAATGTAATGTATGACCCTAATATGAGAGCTGATGCTCCTAGTAAAGCAGGTACATTCTTTAAAAACTTTTCTTTAACTAAAGAATTATATGCAAATCTTTATCCAAATGAAAAAGAAGGTGCACCAGCAATGGATTTAAATAAACCATTTAGTGCTGACCAAAAAACTATTTTAGCTAAAGCTGAAAAGTTTTATGGACATACTTCAACTGATAAGAAAACACAAGCAGAATTAATTAATAAGTATTTAGAAGATTGGGGTAAGAATCAATT